TCACGTGGTTATGATGCTTCAACGTCCATATGATTTATACGGGATAACAGATGCATACTGTGGTGAGAACCCAGTAGGCTTACTTGCATGTCACGTAGAAAAGAATAGGGATGGCCAGCTAGGCATGATTCCTTACGAATCAGATCTGTCTACCTTCTCGATTAAAGAGAGACCAAAAAAGTAAATTATTATTAACTATGGAATTAGTATTGCCAACAGAGAAAGTACCAGTTGGAAGGAAAAGCCCACGACATATGATTATGTACGGGCCCCCAAAGATTGGTAAGACTACTGCAATTGCTAAGCTTGATGGGTGTTTAATCATAGACCTGGAACAAGGATCTGACATGGTTGAAGCACTCAAGATTAAGGTTGCAAATCTTGCAGAGTTATCACAGGTAGGTAAGGCCATCATGCAGGCCAAGAAACCCTACAAGTATATAGCTATTGACACACTCACTCAGCTTGAGGTATGGTGTGAGTCAGAAGCTAAGGAATTGTACAGACAAACCCCGATGGGTAAGAACTTCGATCAAGACAATAAAGGCTTATCAGTTCTATCTCTCCCTCAGGGTGCAGGCTATCTGTATTTGAGAATGGCTATTAAAAAATGGATGGACAGATTGGAGATGCTCTCTGATCATATCATCTATATCGGCCACCTCAAGGATAAGATGCTTGAGAAGAAAGGTAAGGAGGTGTCTGCTAAAGATCTCGACTTAACTGGTAAGATTAGAAACATTGCTTGCTCTAACTCGGATGCCATAGGCTACGTTTATAGAGATGGAAACAAGACAATGATCTCATTCGATTCTAGTGAAGAGATTACTGCAGGCTCTCGTTGTGAGCATTTAAAGGGTCAGGTCATGGAACTTGACTGGAGTAAAATTTATATTGACTAATTAAAATCCTAATCAAATGGCTATTGAAGCTACAGTTGCACAAGAGATTGCAACACAACCAACCACAGTAATTACTGTATCATCAGTCCTTGGAGACTTGAATAACGGCTTAGACAGAGCTGGTATTGCAAAGAAGTATAACCTGTCAGCTGCAGAAGTTGCAGAGGTATTCAAGCATCCAAAGCTTAAGGGACTACGTGCTCGTCGTAAGATCACACGTATCTCTATTGTTGACGATACTGTAGGCAATCAGTTTGCTGAGTCTGCTGATAAAGTAATTGCAGTCAATAACCCAGTAACTATCCCAGCAACAGTTGTAGAATCATTGCAGGTGGTTACTGATCCTAACCAACTCGATTTGCTCGACATGATTGTTGATGCACAGGCAGAGATGTGAAGAGGAAGAGATATTGTTTATAAAATGTTTTACCGTTAAAAATTATTAAAAATGGCTATTCAATCGAATAATTCAGAAGAAGTAGTAGCAGGTGGTGGGATAACCCTATACACGGGTATTGCCCCTGTTTCAGTAGTTGCAGTTAACCCTAGCTTAGATGAGCTATCAGATCTTGGTATTAACCTCCGTAGTGAACCTGAGTACAAGGTTACTCTTAACGAAGAGGACTATAACAAGATAGTATTCTGGCTTAAGTCTGAGGTTCCTGGTCTATCCTTTACAACACGATTCGAGATCCTGATGCAGGATAAGATCCGTACATCTAAGGATGGAGGTAAGTTTATGTGGGCTAATAACATCGGTCAGACTACCTGGAGTGCAGAAGTTCCTGGTTATGACTGGTGGAAAAATGCTGACAAAACTAGAAAAGCTTATGTAGGTGAGGATACTTTGATTAACTTTACCAAAGCTTGGGCTAACGTAGCAAATGGCGGGGAGGTATCATTCGATACTATCGATGCTATTGCTAAAGGACAGGTAGCAGAACTGCAGGAGTATGTGAAAGTTCTTAAGGACAACAAACTCCGTGTTCTAGTTGGTGTTAAAGATGGCAAGTATCAGGCTGTTTACAACCGTCACTTCGGCCGTCTTAAGCCAATGAGAGATGACTTGTTCATCAAGGCTTTGAATGAGGACTATGGTTCCTTTAATGCTGAGTACAACAAGGATCTTAAGTTACAGGTTTATTCCCCAACTATGGTTGTGGCTGATGCTCCGGTAACTACTCCTGTTGCTGCAGCAGACGACTGGGACGTATAATTGTGTTTTAGTGTGTGTATATGTTGTTTTTAGATTGATGGAGATGGGGGCTAACGAGCCCCCTTCTTTATTTTTGTAACTTATGATTCAGGTACGTAAAAGTGATGCTTACTTAGATAAGGACTCTGTCCTATGTAGGATATCAGAGTACGACATCTTTAAGTTTTATTGTCACACATTTTCAAAACTTGGTGACAAGTTCTGCAGTGAGCTCAGACAAGATAGATCCCCAACATGCTCGATAATCCAGTACAATGGTAAGCTATTGTATAAGGACTTCGGTAATGGGGAGAGTCATGATTGTTTTAGTTATGTTGCCCGTAAGTACAACCTTACATTCATTGAGGTACTCAAGGTAATAGATGCTGACTTTGGTCTTGGATTGCATATCGGAACTGCAACCAAAGCTGAGATGGCTATTACCTATGGGAATCAAGTTATTGAGGAGAGAAGACCTGTTGTTATCTCAAAGAGAGCTAGAAGATGGACGGAATCAGACGTTAAATTCTGGGGAAAGTTTGGGATAGGGTTAGAGTTATTGACTAAATTTGCTATTGAGCCGATTGATTACTTTTGGATTAACGAGGTTCGGTATAGCTGCCACACTCTGGCTTATGCATATAATATCAACGGGAGATATAAGATCTACAGACCGTTGGAAACAGAGGGTAAGTGGTTCAGTAATACAACTAAAAATGATATCCAGGGCTATGGCCAATTGAAAGACAGTGGAGACATTGTCTTTCTTGCTTCATCACTAAAGGATGTTATGACCTTAAATGCCATTGGCTATGAGGCTGTAGCATTTCAGAGTGAGATGCAGATGCCTAGTGAGAAGTTTATCAATCATCTCAAGGACAGATTTGGTTTAGTGGTGGTGCTTTACGATAATGACTTTCATTCTGATACCAATCCAGGCCAGACTATGGCTAATAAGATTTGTACTACGTATCAGCTAATCAATGTTATCATCCCTGCCCATTACAAATCAAAGGATATATCAGACCTTGTAAAAGATCATGGTATAGACTGTGCAAAAAGAATAATAACCATACAACTCCCATAAATGACTGATTCTAAATACTATACGGACCCTGAGACAAGAGAGAAGATAGATGCAATACTAGAAAAGTGTGCACTATTGTTCAGTAATCTTGGAACTTACACTACTTTTGATGTAAGAGATATCAGAATTGCAAAGCAACTAGAACGAACATGGCTAAACGAAATACAAGAACTCGATCCAACACTGTACGAAAGACTGGTCCCAAAAAAGGGAGTAGAGGCAAAATAAAGGCTACTCAAAAGGTAGTTGATGGCATACAGTTTAAGTCAATGTTGGAGGTGTTTACGTATCGTAAGCTATTAGAGTATGAGCTTAGGTTTGAGTACGAACAAAAGAAGTTCGTCATTATGCAAGGCTTTGAGTATCCTGAGTGCTCTTGGGAGACTAAGCCTAGTGGGGATTATGAGGATAAGGGCCACGGAAAGGTTCGAGATATCACATACACCCCAGACTTTATAGGGTATGATGCTAAGGGAAAGATTAAGTGGGTTATCGAGTGTAAAGGTTTTGCCAACGATAGATTCCCCAATACATGGAAACTATTCAAGCAGACACTTATACGAGAAGGAACAGTAGTCCCCCTATATCTCCCTAAAAATCAGAAGCAGGTCTTGGAGTCAATCGAAAAGATACTGGCTTTATAATCAACAATTTAACTAATGAAAGGTCTGGAGAAATCTAGGCCTTTTTTATTATTCCCAATCTAATGAGTATTAAAACTATCGAGGACAATTACATTGGGATGGATAAGGGGTTGGCTAAGAGGATTAACAAAGGAGCTGAGAAGCTAGTCTTTGATATCCTACAGTCAACTCAGTATTCCACCCCCATCCCTTCAACCGTCAGAGAGCTGGTAACAAATGCCTGCGATGCTCAACGAGAGAAGGAGATGGCTATTGAAATTCTTACTGGGGTTAAACAGGCATCAGATTACTACATCACCAGAGATGGAGAGCAGTATTCTGATTCTAACTTTGACCCTAGCTACTATGATCTTGCTAACCTAAGCATTAAGAGCCATATCGAGGTTGTGTATCAGCACAATCAAGGTATTGGTTATTGTGACATCCTGTCTATCAAAGACTATGGTGTAGGTATAGGGGCTAAGAGATTAGAAGGTATTCTTGAACTAGGCTATTCTACTAAACGTAACACAAGTCAGAACTTCGGTGCTTTTGGCTTGGGTGCTAAGGTAGCTCTGTCAACTGGTGTAGACTTCTACACTATCGAGACAGTGTACAATGGCAAGAGGTTCAAAGCAAACTGCTTTAACTACAAGACTGACTTTATCATCCCCAAATTCAATCTTGTAACAGGGCAGATCAATCCTAGTATTACTTTGTCAGACGGATCTATTGTATATTATGAGGATACAATTGATCAGAACTGGACTATGGTAAGCTTAGGTGTTAAGTCTCACAACTCATCTAGGTTTAGAGAGGCTGTAGAAGAACAGCTCAATTACTTAGATAACGTAAGATTCTATGAGCAGTATGGCCCACAAGACACTCCGTCTGAGAGGGAATTCAAGAGTAAGATTATCTACAACTCTAAGAACCTGATTGTTTCTACTAATAACTACTTGAGAAAGCCTCACATTGTTATTGTAAAAGAAGCAGGAGCTCAGACCGGTATTAACTATGGCTATGTGGATTTCAGAGAGCTAGAGATGCAGGACCTGTATGGTGCTGTAGGCTTGAAGTGTCCTGTTAAGCAGTCGTACATAGATGATAACGGAGAGGAAGTAATCTTACAAGACGGTGTGGAGGTAACCCCATCACGAGAGAAGGTTATCTGGAGTGATGCAACGAAAGCTTTTATTCAGAAGCTTATCGATGCAGCAGCTGACGAGGTAACTGAACTAGTGGAGAAAGAATTGTTAGAGACAGACTTTCTTAAGTGGTTGGATACTTGTAGACAGGTTATAGGGGGAAGAGCAACTAATAAACATTCAGATGATCCAAGTGAAAGAACCCTTGCAATCTTATCTAACATTATTGATACTAAAGCAATCAAGCCTAAGTATCATCCTAATCCGTCTATTAAATTTACTAGCATTCCGTCAACTCTTAATGGCTTTTCAGTAAAGATTCATAATCAGAAGAAGAAGAATACAATGTCTGATTTGAAGATGAAATTTGAGTTCGAATACACTTCGGATAAGATAGACCATTGGGATCAGATTGGGGATAGGAAAGTATTCTATCGTACTGGTAATGCTAATAAGTATAAAGATTTCTATTTGTACAAGCAGTATGGTCCGTTTATAACTATTAAGAAGACTAATCTTAATTACTTAGAAGACCAGATAGCTACTGTTGCAACTGGTGATGTTGCTCATTACCAAGCTGAGTATGATAAGAAGTTAGCTCATCAGAATCTAATAGAGCCATTGATTAAAGCATCGGAGTTGTATCTCAACTATGATGAGATTGAACTACCGAGTAATATCAAGGAG